GTTGTTGATACAGCAAACGCATTCAAATTCGTCGTTGATGATATTGAAAGCAAAATGTCTCACGTAAACTTCAAAGAAGTAGCTGCTTCATCTGCTGCTTACGCTTTGAAAGATGCGTATGACACAGCAGTACTAGCAAAAATGTTTGCTGGTGTAGCTACTGGTGGCGTTGTTGGCGGTGACGCTACAACTGACGTAGACACTATTGACGGTGCTGATGCTGTTGATAAACCAATCGACATCTCTGGTGTTACTGGTGGTGCTGTAGATCCTCTTGACATCATGGCTCGTTTAGCTCGTATTCTTGATGAGCAAAATGTTCCAGAAGAAGGTCGTTACTTCGTAGCTCCACCTTGGTTCTACGAGCAATTAAGCCAGTCTAGCTCTAAGTTAATGTCTGTTGACTTTAACGGCGGCCAAGGCTCAATCCGCAACGGTCTAGTAAGCTCTGGTAAGTTACGAGGCTTTGAAATGTATAAGTCGAATAACACTCCTGCTGCTACTCAAGGCGGCGCAGTGCAAGAAATCTTGGCTGGTCACATGTCTGCGGTATCTACTGCACAGACTATCGTGAACACTGAAGTCTTGCGTAGTCAGACTAGCTTCGGCGACATCTGTCGTGGCTTGCATGTATTCGGTGCGAAAGTTTTACGCCCTGAAGCGCTAGCAAAAGCATATGTATCTTCTTTAGATTAATATGTAGACTAAGAGCGAGGGGTGTAAAAGCCCCTCAATCTTTTTAGAGGTATTGAAATGTCTAATGTAATAGGTTCACCAACTAAACCAGCAGTGATGAATATAAGAAAAGTAGTCAAAGTAAATAGTTCAGTATATACTGGAGAGTCTAAAAAGAACTTTGACGACAACTGGGATGCAATCTTTAAAAAGAAAGATAAAAAAACTACCGAGGAAAAGTAAATGGCAACATCATATTTAGATTTGACTAATGAACTTCTTCGTGAGTTAAATGAAGTACCGTTAACAACGGGTGACTTTGGACAAGCCCTTGGCATCCAAGCATACGTTAAAGACTGCGTTAATCGTGCGTACTTCGATATTATCAATGAAGAACCTCAATGGCCTTTTCTAACTGTTACTGAATCAGGTGGTGTTAACGACCCGATGTTAGGAAATATATCTGTAGATACTGTTGCAGGTCAAAGATTCTATGAGCTAAAAACAAACGGCTCACACACACAAGATTATAGTTCTATAGATTGGGATACATTCTATATGACAACAGTAGGAGTAGCAGGAGAGACTGCACCTTACTCAGCGAATAACTTACGCTACACAACCACAGAAGAGTGGAAAGATTATTATCGTATCAGCGAAAACTTAGATGATGCGGATGCACAAACTTACGGCGAACCTGCTCGTGTGATCAGAAGCCCTGATGGACGCAAGTTCGGTCTAAGCCCCCTCCCCGATAAAGTATATAAAATATGGTTCACTGCGTGGGTATTACCTACAAAGCTTTCAGCGTCTACTGACGTAATCGTATTCCCCGAAATGTACACCTCTGTCTTACTTGCTAAAGCACGTTACTACATCTGGCAGTTTAAAGACAATCCACAGTCGGCTGCATTTGCACTTGATGACTATAAAAAAGGAATGAAGTCTATGCGTTCAAATCTTATTGAGCCTACGCCTTCGTACTTCAAAGACGACAGAGTGAGATTTATTTAATGGCTGCTTCACAACCTTTTGGTTTTGTATGTAAAGGCGGATTAGATACTAATACTAATCAGCTCGCTGCTTTAGGTGCGCCCGGAACAGCTATAGAGCTTCAAAACTTTGAGGTCGATTCAGACTCGGGATACCGTAGAATTAATGGTTACACTCCTTACGGTACAGCTAAGCCAAATGGAACTAATGACATTAAAGGTGTCATGGCTTATGCAGGAGGACTCCTTGTCTGTTCTGGTAGTGCTATTATGTTTACAATTGACGGCATAACTTGGGTCAATGTAGCTAGAGCCGGACAGCCTAACACAGACTACACGTATGCTGCGTATCTTAGTAGAACTCTTGTAGATAGAACAGGTCAAGGCCAGACAAGCTTTGTGTATGAAGAAGGTATAGGAGACAATGGAACTGTAGTTATTTTAGACGGTGATAACCTACCATTTACTCTTACAATTAAAGGCGCTGGCGCTTTAGATACTCGAACTTATCACGGCCATGAATTCGTAGTAGACTCAGCCATCACACCGTCTGTAGGTACTCGACACGAAACACGCCTCGTGGTAGGAGCAGGCACTTCTTTATATTATAGTTCTGTAGGTAGCGTCACTAGCTTTTCGACAGGAGCACACTTAGTTCTTGGAGATACTATTGTAGGTTTAAAAAGTTTCCGTGATGACGTTATTATATTTTGTGCTAACAGCATCCATAAGTTTGTTAACATGGGAGCTGGCGTAAATGACGGGGAAGCTATAGTACCTATTACTACAAACGTAGGGTGCATTGCAGCCGGTAGTATACAAGAGATAGGCGGCGATTTAGTATTTCTGAGTTCTGATGGCATACGCACAGTTGCAGGTACAGCCCGTATCGGTGACGTAGAGTTAAGCTCAATCAGTCGTCAAGTCCAGCCCACATTTGCAAAGCTTGCAAAAAATATTAATAATCTTATTGTTTCAAGCGCTGTCATTCGAAGTAAAAATCAATATAGACTTTTCTACTCAGAAGCTGACGAGCTTGTATCAGGCTCTAAAGGCATCATAGGTACACTAACTAATAACGGTTTTGAGTGGTCAGAAACATTAGGTATTCAAGCTCATGCTTTGGATTCAAGTTTTGATACAGATGGTGTAGAAAAATATTATCATGGTGATAAAAACGGTTATATATATTTACATGATCAAGGTAAAAGTTTTTATAACGAAGGGGTTGCTTTCAATATAAACTCTAGGTACGTCACCCCGTTCTATGATTTCGGAGACGTGGGTAGCAGAAAAACACTACACTATGTAAAAGTCTCAATCAGCCCTGAGTCTACTGTAATCCCAACACTACATGTTAGATACGATTATAACAGCGTAGAGGCTCCGCAACCAACCCCTTATGTAATGACTACGATTCCTGTACCTTCTATATATGGACTTTCAAAGTATGGGGAAAGCGCTTATGGCGGTATCGGTGATCCGATGGTTAGACAGGCTGTTCAGGGCAGTGGACACACAGCAAACTTTTCAATTATAAGTGACGACCAAAAAGGTTCTTACCGTATTAATGGTCTTTTCATAGATTACGTGCCAGCAGGCAGGAGATAAAAGAATGACAGGTTATACTAAAACAAAGACTTTTACAACTGGTGCGACTATTGTCGCAGCGGACTTTACTACTGAGTTTAATAATGTTTCAGTAGCTTTTGATGAGAGCACAGGTCACACTCATAACGGTGACGCAGACTCAGGTGCTTATGTTCCTCTGATTAGTTCTGCTGATACCTTTACTAAGATCACAACTACTGAAGCTACTGACCAATTAAACTTTTATACTAAAGTAAGCGGTGCAGCAGCACTTCAGCTTTCGTTTAAAGATGGTGTCATTGAACCGGGTTTAGATAGCGATGTAGATATTGGTACAACTGCTAAGCGCTTTAAAGACTTGTATATCGATAGTGCTACGGTAACAGCAGACATAACTGCTAATGGTCAAGTTCTGTTATCTGATACCAGCACAATTAAATTTGGAACTGATGGATCTAACTATTTTGAAATCTATAAAGAAACTGGTGTTGCTGGCGGATCTTTTATAAAAGAAGTAGGCGGCGGAGCTATTACTTTACAGGGTCAAAATGGCTACTTACGAAGCGATACAAACGCTGTTGCAAGTTGGGGTTCATTAGACATAGCTTTAAAATATAACGATGCTAACAGGATTGTTACTACTGATGCAGGCGTAACCGTAACAGGTACAGTCGCTGCTTCTGATGGTTTAACTGCTGACTACATTGACCTAACTGGTGGCGAATCTACTACAACTACAGGCACTATAGCTTGTAAGATGATTGTTTTAAACGATTCTTCAAACGATCTAAGTGACGGATCTACAATTTTTACTGAAGCAAATTCCGTAGACAGTAACGATTCTAGTTTAATTATTCAGCAATCTGATAATGTAGCGGATTATATTAAATTAAGACTTGGTAGTGGTGGTGCTGGCACTCTAGTAGATGCTTTAACAGTAAGCACTACAGGCATAGACGTAACAGGTGATGTTGCAGCTACTACAGTAACAGTAGGTAATGGAACATCTACAGATTTAAAAATTTATAAAGACGGTAGTGATAACTGCTTTATTGAGCAGCGAGGCGCTGGCGGCTTAGAAATATCAGGAATTTATGGTAAGTTATCTAACGAATCGAA